GGTAGTTTAGTTTGTTTCATCTTGTTCTTCCTTTTTAATTACATCATAAACATCTGGATACTGAGCTTTAAATTGTTCGAGTTCTTCAATAGTTTTAGGAATTTTTATTCTTTCATTATATTTTTTAATCTTTTTGTCATAGTGTTTTTTCAAATCTTTATATCTTTTTTCATATTGTTCAGGAGTAAGTTTTGGAGTTAAACTATCTTCTTCTACCATTCCATAAACAGGATTTCCTTTTTCATTAAAACTTTTTACGATAACCATTCCGTCTGAAAAATATACATATTCTTGTCCTTCTTCTTCTACATACATTTCAAAATGGTCTTTCATAAAACTACTCATTTTCTTTTAAAACTCCCATCAATTTTTTCTCGTACCATTCTGCTTTCTCCAAATCCTGTATTCCGTTCTTGTATCTAAATCTCCAGCGATATTTCAAAGAGTTGCCGCGTAAATAGCCTACAAATTCTTCGTGTGTAAGCATAGCTTCTATAGCATCTATACATTCTATATCGCCTTTGTTATAGTGTGGTGGATGGTTAACTAAGTCTTTCATTTCTTCCTCGTTGTAGTAAATCATTTTAGCCATTATTCTTCTCTCCAATTCTTAGGCAAATTATCTTTATGAAACCATCTGAATTTATTTCGTTCTGCCCATTCAGCATGGCTTCGTTTAGTGCCGTCTTTTCTTTTTTTAGCGGCAGGCATCGCCGCATAAGGATCTGAAAATAAAAATACTAACTCGCAATCTTCTGGTAAATATTCTCTAACCCACTTGTATTTGCTATACTCAGGATAATCCCAGAATCTACCTTTAGCTTCTAAGTATATGATTTTATTATCAATTACTTTAATAAAGTCTGGATGATATTTATGTTGTATAGAATACTCCACCAATCCTTTATGGTGTTCCCAATTCTTCAACTCATTTTGATGGAGTTCATACTCCCATCTAGAGTGATATCCTTTAGGTAAATTCTTTTCCTTTGGTCTTTTTACTCTAGGCTTTCTCATTAGATTATTTCTCCTGTTGGATCATAGTTTTTAGAAAGCTTCCAATAAGTTAAAATACTATTAAACATTGCTAAATGTTTTTCATGTGATTCTTTATCCCATATATAACAAGCAATCAAGTCTGTTTGTTTTCTATCTACAAATATAGATACTCGTTCAGGGTTATCAAAGCCTAATCCTTGTGCATAAGCTGAGAGTTGCATCGCATGGCTATCATATACTAATCGTTTAGGATTCTTACCTTCAAGATTATCTTTAGTTTTGAAGTCTACGAAGATTCCTGATTCAGAATAAAGATCTATCATACCACCATAGCCTTCATCAGCGCAGAAAGAATCTTCTGCTATCCATGTTTCATCAGGATAGTATTCATCTAAATAGTTTTTTATTTCTTTATATGGTTTGTTTGTAGAAGTACCAAGAAATCCTTTTTCAATCATGGCGTGTATTTTTGTACCGCGTTCAGCCGCTTCCATGCCAGGTTTCTTAGCATCCTGTTTGCATCTGTAAATAAAAGATCCTTCTGACTCTTCTTCTCCTCTCTCTAATGTAAGCGCAGAATTTAAAGCCTGATTTATTTTCCAGTTCTCTAAAGATGGTTTAGCAATTAGATCCATAATAGTAGTGACAGAAGGAACTAAACCTAAAAGCCTTGCATCTCTTAAGTTAGTATTTCTTTCTTTGCCATTAACACCTATGATAGTGTACATAGGTTCTCCCTCTTGGGTGTACCAATGTCCTGATTCAGATGTATGTTTATTATATACCTGTGATTCTGATTTGTCAATTGTTTTTTTATTCATCTCTATGCTCCACAAATCTAAGCTCTCTAGTTTCAGGATTAAATCCTAAAATTCTAACTCCTAGTTTAACTTGTTTTTTAGTTCTTGAATGAGGAAGATTAGACATGTGTTGATAACCATGTGTTTGTTTCTTAAAAGTTTTAACATCTATTAATTCCATGTCTCCTTTTTTATTCATTGCTATCATATCAACAGGTCCTGTACATCCTGAGTTTTGAAAGACTTCATAACCATGATCCCATAACCATGTGACTGCATAGTATTCAGCAAAGTCTCCTTTCCTTTTTATATTCATTATTTTTTTCTTAATGTGTTTCATCCCATCCATTTCCTATTTTGTATTCACCATCTAAAGGACAGCGAAGATTTAAATATTCTCCTGCTTGTTGAATTGCTTGAACACCTAGTTCACCAAGGCGTGATGCCTCTTCTTCTAAAACTTCTACTTGCCATTCATCATGTACATTGGCAACAAAATTAAAGTTTAATTTTTCTTCTTTAGCAAGAGTGTTTAACATAATTAACGCTACCTTCATTACAATAGCACCCGCACTTTGTAGTAAAGTATTTAGAGCCGCGTGTTGGTGGCGTACAAAAACCTTTCTACCGTCTAATCCTTTAAGATAAGTTCTTTGTGCCGCTTCTTCAACTCTACTTCTAAGAGATTTAAATGATGGGAGATTATTAAGAAACTGTTGTCTAAGTCGCTTACCAGTTGCTCTATTTCCGCCAACCACCTCTCCAAGTTTTGCATCTCCTGCACCGTATAAAAGCGCGTAGACAAAACTTTTTGATTTATCTCTAGATTTAAGTCCTGCAATTTCTTTATTGCGGGTGTGGATGTCTCCATGTATAAGTTCATTTGTATATTCCTTATCGTTCATATAGTGTGCAAGCATTCTTAATTCTAATCCCGAAGCATCTATGCCTACAAGTTTGTATCCTTCAGGTACTGTCCAACAAGCTCTGCATTCTTTACCATACTCACTTTTAATAGAAGGAACCTGTGCCATATTAGGACTACGATGACTCATTCTATTAGTAATAGCACCTATTGAAAAGACTCTACCATGTACGCGCTTGTCTTCTACTACATCAAACCAAGAATTAATTTGCGCTATACGTTTTTGTAATAATAAAAACTCTGCAATCATTCTTGCTTCAGGTATGTGTTTTATTTTATTTAATGTTCCTTCGTCTATAATAGGCTGACCAGTTGGAGTAAACCTATTAGGTTCCCAACCAAAGTCTTTAAGATACTCACCTATTTGTTTGCGGGAACCAAGATTAAACTCTTGATACTTCTTGCGCATGAAAGGTTTATAATCTTTAGTTTGAAATACTCTTTCATATTCTGCATCAGTCAATCCTCTTTTAGAAAGATCTCCGTCTTTCTTTATATAAGGAGTAACTATTTTATCGTCAACCCACTTAGGTTTGAATACTTTATGTACCTCATCTTCTACTTCTTTCATGCGTTTTTTTAAAGAAACTAGAAGTTCCATAGCTTTTTTCTCGTCAAAATAAAACCCATGCTCTTCTTGTTGTTGTAATATTTTAGTAACTTCATGTTCTACTTCAATTGAATCTTTACTGAAAGAACTACCATCTAGTAAGAGTCTATCATATAACGCTTCATTAACTATAACATCCTGCTCACAATAAGGAATCATTTGTGGATCAAACTCATCCCACTGTAAAGGCTTCTCTGCTTTATATATCTTTAATCTATATCCCCAACTTTCTAAACCATGTCCGCCTTCACGTACTGGATTAAATAATCTCGACATAACTAACGTATCTATAATCTCTTTATCTTTAAGAAGATCTATATTATATAATTTATTTAGTACAGGAATATCAAATCCTATAATATTATGCCCAATTAAAATGTCTGCTTTTTGTAATAATTCTATGCCATCTTCAATATTATCTTCATCATATCTAAATATAAAAGTATCTCCTTTATATTCTTTAGCGACAATACACCAGATTTTATCTGGCGCAAGACCATTACATTCAATATCAAATGTTAATTTAGAAATCTGATTTTTCATTATCGAATGTCTCCTCATTTGTAAGTTCACTTAATCTACCTGTGTCTGCATCATAAAGCAGAGAACAAGCATACCCTGTATATCCTGTGTATCTAGATTTTAATACGCGGACAATTGTTGTATTGGCTTCTGTAAGATCATCAGCTTGCTGATTTCTTTCAATAGCAACTACACTATCGGATAGTTGCGCTATACTTTGAGAGCCTTTAAGATGACTCAACGAAACTTGAACACCTTTCTCATGTCCTAAGTCTCCACCTACTCTGCGTAGATGTGATACAAGTATCATACCTACACCAGTTTCTTCTACAAGACTTCTTAACTTAGTCATGAGAACATCTATACCACGCCTCTCGTCTGTGTCAGGTAGTGATGATACAAGCATATGAAGATGATCTATAATAACCCACTCACATTCACAACCAATAATCATATATCTTAATTTAGAAAAGATCTCATTGATATCATTGACGCCAAGATGAGCGTGTATAAAGACACGACCTTTCTGTATAGTTTTATCAAATAAATTAGACAGCTTATCTTCTGAATAATTATCTCTAATCTCATTTATATATAGTCTGTCGTTAGCTTCAATTGATATGATACCATCGGCGGTGCGTTGCCAATTCTCTTCGAGTGCCATGATACCTATGTTATCCTTTGTTTGTTTAATCAACCAGTGTTCTAGTTCTCTAACAACACTACTCTTACCAAGTCCTGTTCCACCTGTTAGTGTTAGGAGTTCATTCTTTCTTAAACCATATAGTTTTTTATTTAATCCTTCATAAGGATAAGCAATGCTTTCTTTTATTTCTCTAGTAATCCACTTATCTTTTTTACTGGATAACTCTAATATTCCTGAAGGTGTATATGGCTTTGCTTCGAACCATGCTTTAGTAAACTCTGCAAATCTATTATTGTTGAGCATATCATTAGCATCTTTGTATCCATTAGGCAGTTGTAATATCTTAGCCTTGCCAGGTTTTAATATACGCGCAACATCTCTTGCCGCTTTTCTACCTGCTTTGTCATTATCGAAACAAATAATTACTTTATCAAATGATTCAATAAATTCTATGCTATCTCTTATATCACGAACAGCACCTGCAGATCCTCTTTTGATAGAGACAACAGCAGATTTAATTCCTAGTTCAACAACGGCGAGAGCATCACACTCTCCTTCTGTTATTGTAAGAGGCATTTTTGATTTACCATATAGTTGTTCGCCAAATAAACCAGTACCTTCATAAGTACCATTAACTCTAAAGCTTTTGTTATTAACATATCTAGTTTTCACAGCACCAATTTCGTTGCCGTTATAATATGGGTAGATGTGTTCTATAACACTACCATCATTACCATATACAACACGAACACCATATCTTTTTGCTGTTTTTTCTGTTATATTCCTATCAGTTAAAGCACCATAAGTACCCGCGTATGAATTTAAATAAGATGTATTGTTCACTTTATTAATTGTCGTTGTTCCTTTTGGATTTTTGTAGTCTGTAAAAAATGTACCGCAACTAAAGCATTTAGCAGAGCCATCACCATTTAATGATACTGGATCTGAACCGCCGCATTTAGGACAAGGTAGTTTGTGTTTTACAAATGTACTTTGTTTTAATTCCATTTCTATCTCCATAAAATGAAAAGGCTAGACCTATGTTGCGCGTTAATTACTCGCGTCCTTTAACACAGGTCTAACCCAGTTTAATTTAAGAATCAGTAGTTTCTTCTACTTCTTCCGTTTCTTCTACCTCAGAATCTTCAGAACTTTCAGGCATTGGCGCATGTAATTGTCGCAATATATCTGCCCACCCATTTCTTCTGATTTGAGTATCTATTCTACGATCATCAAGTTTAACTGCTTCAGAATCAAGCATAACAACATTGTTAAATGCTCTGACTGATGCAGAACTGTCTAATTCATCTTGAAATATTTCTACTCCTTGATGAAGGATAGAGATTCTATTTTCATTAGTCTCTGCCATTAGAACTCTTCTCCACCTGCGAGCAATTCATCTCCATCTTGGGAACGACCTGCTACTAGATCAACAACTTGAACTGCTTGCAAATCAAAACCTGCGTAATTGCCGTATTGATTTTCGCCAGTATATTCAGTGAACTGAACTTTTACTGTAGATCCATTGCCTATTTGAATATCAACTTCATTCTTGTCAATATCAAATAGTCTAGGAGCCGCGCGTTTCATGCCGCTTGGTCCATCAACTTTACGTCTTGCGACCATATAAAAACCATCCTCATCCTGTTTAACAGGGAACCCTCTGGATTTATACTCATTGTATTCTTCTTCAGAAACTTCCAAGTTAATAGTATAAGTCGGTTGAAATTTAGTATTTGGAGTTGTAATCCATGCATACTTACATTTACCTTTCTTAATCATTTACTTTTCCTCTATTAGATTAATATTAATTTAGTGTAAGGGTTGTCGAGCAGTCTACCCTTACAAGACTTAATCGGTTCTTTATTTAGGAGATAGAGGGCATCCCGATACTCTAAGTTCATCCCTTTTCTCTTTTACTGCCACCAATTATACCACAAAACAGGAATAATTGCAAGCAAAATTTAATGTAATTGTGTGTCGTCTTCTTCTTCTGTCTCAGTAATGCGTAATTCAAGACCAATGCCACCATCAGTTCTTGAGATCATCTTTCTTATTTCTCTAAGTGGTTCTAGTTCCGCATCAAAATCCCAGACGGCATCATCCTTCAATCGTTTTATATGATATAGATATGCTACATTAGGTAGCTGTACTATATTATCTATTACTTCTTCTGGAGTAACACCAAAGTTTTTTAATTCTGTTGGTTTATTATTTCCTGCCATCAATACTGTTGCTACATATTCGTCCATAATACTTCCTTTGTTTTTTGTTTTTTATTGTATAAAGTTTCTAATTCTTTAAATGTTTTTATTTGTGGGTTTCTTTTTAATTGTTTTAATATCCAACGATCAGACATAAAAGATAACTCAAACTGTCCGTTAAGAAATGTGTGTGTTTCAGCACTTAAATATTCTACGATATTTTCTGTTGTAATTTGTGCGCCATCAACTTCAGATAATAGACTGCGCAACCATTCAACTTGAATAAGTCTCATAGTTTCCTTCAATTTTTTAATTTGTTTTTTCTTCATAAGATAAAGTCCTGTATTGGTGGTTCATATTCATCAAGAAATTTTATATTGAATCCTTCTTCTTGTTCTAATATAACTGGAACCATTAATGCATTACCAAAAATTGTTTTAGTTTCTGTTAGTCCTTCAACTTCAAACCAATATAAATCTTTCTCTTTAGATAGGTTTGTTTGTGATTGATAATACAACGCATAGTTGTGATTATACCATAATCTTTCTACAAAGTCTACTTCTAATATAATAGTAATTGTTTTATCTAAACTGAAGTCACCGCCTTCAATGTTTTGAGACAGCACTACTTCTTTTATTGTTTTTTCTTTTGGGTTTATATAATAACCTTTCATATTAATATCCTGATTTATAAATTACGAAGCCGTTGTCTTCAACTTTAGCTTTACCTTTAGCAAGTAGTCCTACAACTACATTGTCTTCATCCATGAATCTCATGTCATGCTTATCACCATCAATAACTTTACGACCACGAAAAGTTTTAGGTAGTTTTTTATGGAATACAACTGCTATATTATACTTAACTTTATTAAAGTTATTAGCATACTTAGAACTAGCTTCACTATATGACCATGTTAAATGATAATTTATTAGGTGTTTTATTTTTCTTGTAGGAATTTTAGTATAGTCATACCATTGTACTTGCGGAAACATCTCAAATATGTTCTGCCCGCACTCAACTATAATCTTTTCCCATTGTATATCGGATGTACCATTCAATCTAATAGCAGGCTTCTTACCTTTACGATCACACGCTTTAATAAATTTTATAACATCAAGTACTAACTGCGTCATAAACTCCGCCTGGTCATTAAGAAACAGATCAGTCTTGCGTTGTCTAGCATCTTGCACACTAGGGAATATACCTGCCACACCTGCTGTATTTAAACAAGCATCTTTACATCCCGCCTCAATCTGGTAAGGACAGATGCGTGTATTGACTGGTCGCAGGTGCATGATACATGACCAGTATTCATCTGATAGTTTATTACTCTTGGCAATCTTTGGATTGCTGTCTACTGATAATAGTTTATAATTACTCATGGATACCATCCCTTCTAATTTCTTCATCGAAATCAAGATCATCTGGTCTGCCATCCTCAATCAAATAGCGATAAGCTACCTGTCCAATAAAACTATTATCAGATTCAGGATGGTTCTTTTCAACTAGTATATTCTTAACTGCTTGTACAAACCTAGATGTTTCATTACCTACATGGTTCTCTAAAGCAGGAAAGGATTTACATAATAATGCAATGTTTTCTATGCGCCTCAATGCTAAGTCAGCAACATCTCTTACTGCACTTTCAGCACCAATCAGTTCGTCTTTGATTTTACTCATCAGACACCTCCTTTATTAAATTTAATACATTCTTTCATAGCATCTTCTAAAAAATAATGGTCGCTACTTTCAGTTCGATCACCAGCTTTCCCATCTGATACTTGAAACTCGGTAAACTTACCAATATTCTCTTCCCCAGAACAATTTCCAGTTATTCCTATAACAATACACCAACCATTGGGCTTGTCTTTTTGAAAGAAAGCCATTTCTTTTTCGTCAAATATAAAGTTATTCATGGTCTTTCCCCCAATATATCATCAACTCTTTGTTGAATAAAAATCATTCGTGCTTCATGATCAAATATTTCTAAAGCGTCTGCCTCGGTACATGCTTTTGTAATAGCTTGTGTCCACTTATCGCCTTGTACTTTTATAAAATTAAGTACCATTTCTGTATAGTTTACTTCGATTGTCATTTGTTTTACCTCTCAAAATGATATGTTCTAGGATTTTCCAATCCATTAATTAATTTAATATTCTTCATGCCCCGCATTTTGAATATGCCCTCAACTAAAAGATTGTAATCGTTTTGATTATTCAATCTGATAACTAAGGACATATTTTTATGCTGTCGCAGATAGTTTCTAGCATCTTCGACACTTTTAAGATTCAACTTAATGCCGTAGTGTATAGATTCTATCATGCCACCAACTTCAAACTAGGAATCATCTTCTCATTTAAAGTCTTTCTAACTTTGTCAAGCCGATCAATTTGTAATGATGCGTAGTTTCCAATAGATGATTTCTTAGTTACAGAACCATGTGTTGCCCATTCAGTCATAGCATTATATAATGCCCACGCTGTACCATCTAATTGTCTATTATTGACTATCCAATAATCCCACAATTTAGATAATGTTTTATTTCTAATTACATCTGGTTGATATAAAATTTCAGTTGTATATTTTCCAGAATTTAAATGCGCATCTACTGTTTTAGCCTTAGATAAATGTGCCAATATAGTCATAGCATCATTGTTTGTTATCTTAGTATCAACCATCTCTTGCCACAATTCAGTTTCTTGATCGTAGAATCTAACAGCTTCTGATAATTTATCAGCAACACGCTGTAGATTAAGACCTTTAGTGTGTTTAGATTTGTGGATTGCAAAGTTATTAGCAAACACTTGCATATTTAAACAGATAAATCTAAAACCGCCGACCTCAACTGTGAATGACCACGAACCATCAAAACTATTTCTTGCTGATATAGTTAATGCTACATCATCATTCTTTCTACCAAGATTAACTCTGTGTTCTGGTAATGTGTAGATACTATATGCTCTAGCACCATCATGAGAACATCTAGTTTCTCTTGTGATCCCTGTTATATCAAGATCAGACAATTCAATAACATTCTCTGCTGTTTTAAATGCAGTGCTATGTTTAACAGGATTATACCCTGCACCAACCACACTTAATACTTGGTTTGTATCTTCACGCACCAATGCTACATGAGAATCTATGCTATCAAAAACACGTTGATACCTTCCGCTTTGTGTTGTATCAAAAAATCCTTTACTTTGTATATGTAAAGGTTCTTTGCGTACTGAAAAATCAGCGCCGTTATAATTGCCTAGATTTGCTAGGACTTCTGTTCTATTCATAATTCTATCTCCCGAATTAAAAAAATTAAAATTGTGGTAGTTTTGATAAAGCAGACTACCAACTGCTTGTAAGGAACTGTTTATAACTCGTTTAACACCTCATGGGTAGAGTGCAGGATGTTTTATGTTGGCTTCCTTTTCTTACCAACCCTTACAATATTAAGCTCTCGCAGGAATCTCAGTTAATCGTTCTTCCCACTAAACGAGCCTAATTAAATTACACCAACCTTGCAGGAATACGAATCATCTGCATAGTTTTATTTCTAAAAGTAAGCGGTGTATGTTGATACTTTCCATTATAGTTAGCTCTTTTGTACCAAATATCTTGTACTGGATTAGAGTTTCGTCTATTCAAAACCCACATGCCAAAGTTAATAGATGTATAAGTGCGTGGTGCCATTTTAATAGTACCATCTTCTTCATAAATGAAGTTGCCATCTTTATCTTTAACAGGTCTTAAATAATCAAAACCAAATCCTCTGCTTTTAACAGCATTGCGTTTAATTTGATTGATACCAAATAGATTTCCTAATGCCCATAAAAGTCTAATCTTAAATGGTGCGGAAGCTATTGGTTTAGTTAATTCTACAGTATCTCTACTGTTCCCTTTCTTTGTATAAGTTATTCTACTCATTACAATCTCCGATTTTGAGCAATATTATGAAGGCAACTGCTCTTTAGCCTATAGTGATTATTATGTGGCGAAAACTTGGAGGCATTTATTTTGTTTTCTTTAAGTATTTTGTCGACTTTCCAATGATACACCACATTTTATTTTTGCCCACCCTTACCCGATAGAACACATCTATCTCAACCTTTTTTCATAGGAGTAATATGAAAACTTTTAATTTGTTTCTGCCCGAAAGCACCCCCCAATTTTACACGAAAAGTTCGGGGAAGTCAAGCTGAATCTATACTGTTTCTACCAATTAAAAACATACCATTTAGTACCCATAATCATATCATCAACATAAAGGTATTGATGTGGCTCAGAAGTTATTATCATATTCTTACTACCTTTACTATAATAGAATATTTTATATTCTTTATAGTTTTCATGTCCTTTATAGTAATAGCCATCTTTTTTTACAGAACGCTTAGCTTCATCTAAATTTCTAAAAGTTCTTATCGGTCGCGGTTTAATTCTTTTCATAAATATATCTCCAAGATTATTATTGTGTTGCCCAAAGTGCTGTGGAGAATTATACCACAGATCACACCAGAAGTCAAGCTCTAATTTATACTGTTATTTTTATACCGCAGTCGACACAAATATATAAGTCATCTTTTTCATATTCTGCTTCGATCCCACAATCATCACATTTTACTGTAGGACTGGCATCAAATAAATCTGGAATATCTCTAATATATTCTTGATCGTCTGCATTTAGAAAGGTTTCTAAGTTGTTGATTTCTATAGTCATATTAATTCCTATGTTGTTTTATTTTGTTCCTTGCGGAAGGTTGCCCAGATTTTACCAGAAAAGTTTGCGAAAGTCAAGCCCTAGTATAAATTAATTTAATATAAATTAGTGTTAATTTCCTGTGGATAAGTGTGTATTCTTGTGTTAATTTGTTGTGGATAACTCTTTATTTTTTGTGGATATCTTGTGTGTATTATTATTTTGCCCTCAATAAGAGGCGGATAAGTTTATTTTATGCCCTCAATCAGAGGCGCTTGTATTTATTTTTTATAAATTTTTTGTAAAATTAATAAGAACAAAAAATAAATATGATCCCCTATGGTCTCCAAAAAATTCAGAAGAATTAAGAAGAACTGTTGAGACCTGGCTTTGCCAGTTCGAAACAGACAACAGAATTTTTTATCAAATCGCTAGTGAGATGAAAAACAGGAAAAAAATAAAAAAAATCCCAAACTAAACACGAAGTCTAGTCTGGGATTCTTATCATTCGCTAAGCCTTATTACGATTAGCGTAGTAGGTATTAACTGAATCGAGAAAACCTTTGACAAACTTAAGATCAAAAGCTTGATTGGTTTTCGCATTATCAATTAATTTACTAACCGCGCCTCGATTCAGACTCTGATCAACACTAAAAGTGTTTAAGAGATGAATAGCGAATGATGCAGGTCTGCGGTTCGCGCCTGCAAACCAAGGGAAATCACTGGTTTTGGCACTTTGTATAAATTCGTGCCTTTTAAGGATTTTCGCCTTAAGGATTTCCCTGTACAAATAAATCAAATATTTACATTGATTCATTGTTGGTTCTTCTTTCTCAGAACTGGCGAAAATCGATTCGTGAACCGAACCGCTAGCCTGAGTCTTAGTTTTACTGGATGATTTTGTCATCAGTACTACTCCTAGTTTGAAACTCTCGATTAAGAGCTACCTGCCTATTAATAAATGTTTCATCTTCAGTAGACAGACCTGATGACAAAACTCCAAGTAAAACATCTTCGCGCGATAACATAGACTCACTCGATTTTAGATGAGCAAAATGCCCAACTAAAAACTCGTATGCGTCTGCTAGGTCAAGAAACCTAGCGACTAAGTTATCGGCGAAGATGAAATGAATTTCAATATTATTTTTAATGCTCATATTTATTACTCCTTATATGACATGAATATTACCCTTACCCTAACACAAAAATTTGTAAGCTGTCAAGTTTTTTAATTGATTTAAAATGCGCTTTGCGCCGTGTCTATTTTTAAATCATTACTTAAAAAACGTATAATTTTCGTTGCCTTGCAACTATAAATTATTGACAGCTTACTATAAATTTTTGTATCATGATATGTTTGTCAATTCTATCCTTAACAAATCTTCACAATTCAAATTCCCAAATGGAATTTGTAGTATTTAAATAATATCAGAAAGCGTATGCGTCCATTGCGTAGATCAGGTTCTTCTGTCTTACCGTTAAGATCTTTGCAATGGTTCTGATATTTTATTAAATACTGTGAAGAACTGTTAAGGATTTGACAAACAAATATAGAAACAAAACCCTACAAAATAATAATACTTTGTAAACTTCATATCTCTCATCAACTCCAAGAACAGTTTACAAAGTATTTTGTAGGGTTTTATAACTTATAATTCATCTCAACTAGCGATTTGACTAGGCACTTCATAGTCTTGGAAGATCTTTGAAGGGATTATGCAGAACCTTCAAAGACTATGAAGTACCTAGGCAGGAGACCATAGGGGATACATGGGTATATATGTAATGAACGTACAAAATTATAGGATTTATATGTCAACCAGATCCCGCCGACAACAAAGACTTGCCATCAACGAAGAACTATATAGCTTCTATGCGCTATATAGCTTGCGTAAAAAGGGGGTAGATTGGGTGGGGGGAGATAGGGGTTTACCGACTGGCGCCTAAAGCTATTTTACACTTGTATTTCAGTTTTGTCAAGTATTATTTAATTTATTTTTAACTTGACAAATCCCCAAACAGGTGTATACTAGATCTATGAACCAATTATCCACACTAAATCAAACAGATAAGCGTAAGTTGTCTGAAAAACAACAATCTTTCCTTGATAATCTCATAGAAACCAAGGGAGATGCTAAGTTAGCGGCGTCATTGGCGGGATATAAAAGTTCTCACTACCATTTATTGAAGAGCTTGAAGCAAGAAGTATTGGATATAACCCAAGAAATACTCGCGCAGTCGGCGCCTAAAGCAGCATTCAAACTCTTGGAGATCATGGAGTCTAATAGACCTATCCCACAAGCCAGCAATAAGCTCCAAGCAGCTCAATCGGTCTTGGATCGGGTGGGTGTTGTTAAGAGTGAGCGCCTGGATATCAATCATAGTGGTGGAGGCGGTATATTCTTACTACCTGAGAAGAGAGTTATAGAGGCAGAAACAGTAGAAATAGAAGATAATGATGGAGCATGAAGAACTAGACAGCAATAACAAAGCATTCATGGATTTCTGTCGTTGGTTATACGATGAGAATTGTCACGAAAGACGTGAACATGGGCAAAGACCTTACAAACATTTTGAAGTTTATTATTTTGCGCACACTAGATGGTTAAGAGAACAATATGAAGAACGGTACAATAACAATGGAAATTAACTACAAGCATTTAGAACAAGAGAATGAGTCTTATTTTAAACATATGTTTGTTGCACTGCGCTATGCTTCTAAGTTACTCAAACTTGTAGGCTGTTTAATCATACACGCTTTTTTACCTTTTATCATGTACAATGTTATGCGACCAACATTCATGAGAATTAATCAAGAAGACAACGAGCGTAAACTTAGAAACAAGAATGCCTCCAACTAAATTCAAACCAACCGAGAAAAACTACGATAGGCGCACAGGTAAGTACTCTACTACATATTATTATATGAAAGCTACATCAAAGAAAGATCTATTTGACTATTTAAATTCAAGCAACGCGACACCTAAAAAGATACATAAAGTTTTAAAAGAGCTACAAAGACGCGGGATAAAAGTAGCGTGGAGTTAAATCAAGAAGAACTTAATATGCAAGTACATAGTCTTCCTGCGGCTGTGATGTTAGAGTGTCAATTGCCAGATGATATTATAGATGATTTAAACGAATACTTAGACGAATACAAAGAAACAGCAGAGAAGAAATCACTTGCAGGTACGTTGGTCGGACAAATACATCAAGGCGAGCAACTCTTAATGGACCACAAGCACAAAAGCTTAGAAGATTATTATAGCTTTATAACAACAATGGGAGCAATGTATATTAATACCTTTGCAAATATAACAGGTGCAGAGTTTGAATCGCGTATTGTAGACATAGACGAACTGTGGTCTGTACATAGTTTCGAAGGAGATTATAATCCGATACACGATCACGGCACTAAAACAATCATGGGTATATCTAGTACTTGTTGGACTATGGTTCCAGAACAAATAGGTAAGCTAGGAGAAACAGAAAAAGGAAGTTCAGAAAACTACAGTCTTTATAATGATTCTGGTGCTTGTGATGGGTTTTTGGCTTTTACTTATGGTCGTAACGAGATAATGAACACTGAGAGACTAAGACCACCACAATCAATTACACTACAACCTAAGATCGGAAGACAGTTAATGTTTCCATCTTGGATGCAACACATGGTCTATCCATTCTTTGGAGAAGGAGAAAGAAGAACAGTGGCAGCGAACTTGAATTGCTGGAAACAAGAAGAATTAAAATAATAATAAAAAGGAAATAAAATGAGTATAAAAAGAAACTATTGGTACATAGGTTTAAAAGATTGGTTCAAAGTTAGATTTCTTGATGCAGAGACAGTTACTGTCCGCGCTAGAAACAAGAAAGGGCATTTTGTAAAAGATGATCCTAAAACTGAAAAGAACGAAGCTTATAAAACATCTATGAAAAAGAAACCAAGAGCCAAGAAAAAAGCTAAATGACAAAGATTTGGCGCAAGCAAGAGTGGGAAAGACAATTAGAAGAGAATCCTGATGAGTGCATTAGGATCTCTCCTGATTTTGTAATTAATAAAAGTAAAAAAAATAAAGATGAACAACAACAACAGCAACAACGAAAAAAGCTTACTACAAAAAACAACAGTTGATTTAAAAAAGCGCACAAGTTCTACTGTTCCGTTTGGTTATAAACTAACCGAGAACGATGATCATTACATGGAACCTATAGAAAAACAATTAGAAGCTCTCGAAGCTGTAGAAGAAATGGTAGTTAACGAAGAGATCTCTCTACGTGACGGTTGTTATTGGTTAGAGAACCACACAGGCAGAAGTATAAGTCCTGCTGGTTTAAAGAAAATTATAGATAAAAAACATGGCACAAGAAACGAAAGATTGGGATTTACATCCTGAGAACTACTTACTTGAAGAAGATGGAGTTACGTTTAAATTAAAGAAAGACGGTACTCCTAGAAAAAGATCGGGAAGACCTAAAGGTTCAAAAGGTAACTATAATTATCATTCATCAACTAAGGCAAAGATGAATGCTAGAAGATCTGTTAGTAAAAAGAAAAAGAGAATAGCTAAATTAAAAAGTCAAATTAGCTCACAGACTACCAGTTTAAAAAAACAAAAAGAAGTTCTTAACAAACTTGACAATAAAACAAATAATCAAGTTGTACTAGATACTGAATTAGAACAACTTATTCCAAGTGTTCAACAAGAAATACAAGAAAACCCACAAGAAAATGTAGTCTTTCATCCTAATGACGGCCCACAAACAGAGTTTCTTGCAGCAAGTGAGAGAGATGTTCTCTACGGAGGTGCTGCAGGCGGTGGTAAATCCTATGCTATGTTAGTTGATCCGTTACGATATGCTCACAAGAAAGCACATAGAGCGCTTATATTAAGAAGATCCATGCCAGAGCTTCGAGAACTAATAGATAAATCTCGTGAGTTATATCCTAAAGCATTTCCAGGATGTAAGTTTCGTGAAGTCGAGAAGTTATGGAACTTTCCAAGCGGAGCAAAGATAGAGTTTGGATTCCTTGAACGAGACGCAGATGTTTATCGTTATCAAGGACAAGCATATTCTTGGATAGGTTTTGACGAGATTACTCACCTTCCTACAGAGTTCGGTTGGAACTATCTAGCATCTCGTTTGAGAACAACTGATTCTTCTATAGAAACATACCTAAGATGTACTGCAAACCCAGGCGGTGTTGGCGCACATTGGGTTAAAAAAAGATATGTAGAAGCAGAAGAACCTAATAAATCTTTTATAGGAAAAGACGGATTAAGTCGTAAGTTTATACCAGCAAGATTAGATGATAATCCTTATCTAGCTCAAGATGGTCGCTACGAAGAAATGCTTAAAGCGCTTCCGCCTATACAAAGAAGACAACTCTTAGAGGGCAATTGGGATGTAGCTGAAGGTGCTGCTTTTGTTGAGTTTGATCCAACTATTCATGTAATCCCTCCTTTTATTCTTCCTGTAGTGTGGGAACGAGTAAAAGGAATAGACTATGGGTACTCATCTGAGAGTTGTTGTCTGTGGGGAGCAGTTGACAGACTTGATGGAACTTTAATAATTTACAGAGAATTATACAAAAAAAACTTGACAGGATTGGATTTAGGTCGTATAATTACAGAAATGGAAGTAGAAGATCCGTTCTCTGTTCAAGGAGTGCTTGATACAGCAGCTTGGGCAAGAACAGGAACAACTGGACCTACTGTTGGTGAGACATTACAACAGTTAGGCCATAAGCTGCGCAGAGCAGATAAAAATAGAATACAAGGTAAAATCCAAATTCACGAGTACTTGAAAGTTCAGAATAATGGGAACCGACCTAAATTACAAATATTTAACACTTGTCCTAACTTGATTCGAGAACTACAAAGCATTCCACTGAGTAAGACTAAACCTGAAGACGTAGACACGAATGCATCTGATCATGCATACGATGCGCTACGTTATTTAATAATGAGTAGACCGCGAATTACTGATCCATTAGAAAGAATTAGACAAATAAAAAGAGAATCAATATACAAACCATCAGATCCAGATTTTGGATATTAAAAATAAATAAGGAGTAAATAATGCCAGGACCAGTAGTCATACCAGTATTAGGAGCAGCAGCTAGATTTATCGCAGGAAAAGGTGTACGAAAAGGTATACAAAAATATGGTAAGAAAAAAGCTGACGAAGCTGCAAAAGAAATTGCTAAACGTGAAGCAGCTATAAAAGCAAAAGCAGAAGCAGCTAGAATAGCACAAGGTGCGCCTAAGTATGGAAAAGGCTCTCAGGCACGTTCAGCAGAAACCGCCAAACAAAAAGTCAGACAAGCTAGAACACCAAAAAAAGATCCTGAATATTATCTTAAAGAATATCCTGAAGGAGTACCACTTAAATTTTCTAAAGGTGGTTTAGTAAAATATAAAAACATTTCTAAAATGAAATAAAAATAAAATGGTTGACAATAACGAAAACACCTTTATAGATAATTCAGATAATCTTTTCTTTGAAGATGTTGAAGGCGAAGAAGGAAAGAAACTAGTACTTGAAGAAGATCAACAACTCAACTTAGTAGGAATTATACAAGATCGTTTTTCAGATTCAGAGGCTGCAAGGATGCCTCACGAACACAGATGGCTGACAGCTTACAGAAACTACAGAGGTTTGTACGATAAGAATGTAAAGTTCAGAGAATCCGAGAAGTCTAAAGTTTTTGTAAAGATTACTAAAACTAAAGTATTAGCGTCTTTTGGACAACTTATAGATGTAGTATTCGGAACTGGTAAATTTCCAATCGGTGTACGAGAAACTAAAATGCCTGAAGGTGTTGCTGACTTTGCGCACCTTGATACACAGAATCCTACTCCGGGTATTGAAACAAGTGTACCCGTACCAGAAGAAGAAACAGAAATTGAAAATCCATTTGATGTAGGATACAAAGGAGATGGTAAAGTTCTTAAAGCTGGTGCTACCTTCAGCAACGGAAAGTTCCTATTAGAAGAAGAAGCTAGTGAAGTTCTTAGTGATGGAACTAGTCCACAGCCTCAAGAGATTGAGATCAAACCTGCGCAGATGGCAGCAAGACGCATGGAAAAGTTAATACACGACCAGATAGAGGAATCAAACGGATCGTCTGAAATAAGAAATGCGTTACTAGAGTCAGCACTACTCGGCACAGGAGTTGTTAAAGGACCATTTAATTTTAATAAAACTCTTAGTCGTTGGGATGAAGGAGAAGACGGTGAAAGAACCTATGCTCCTGTAGATGTTAGAGTACCTAGAATTGAGTTCGTAAGTGTTTGGGATTTTTTCCCTGATCCTTCTGCAACTAACATAGAAGAATGCGAATACGTATTCCATAGACACAAACTAAATAAAAGCCAATTAAGAGCTTTACGTAAGATGCCTTATTTTGATAGTGATGCAATACGTGAATGCTTAATGATGGGCGCAAACTACGAAGATAAGTATTATGATACTCAACTACGTGACGATGAAAATGATAAAGCATATGGTTCAGATAAGTACGAAGTTTTAGAATATTGGGGAATAATGGATGCTGAGTATTTAAGACAAGCTGAAATTGATGTTCCAGATAGTATAGATGATTTAGATGAAGTCCAAGTAAATGCTTGGATATGTAATGGTAAATTACTACGTATTGTTATAAATCCATTTACTCCGCATAGATTACCGTATCATTCTTTTCCTTATGAGCGAAACCCTTATAGTTTCTTTGGCATAGGTGTAGCTGAGAATATGGATGATGCACAACAGATAATGAATGGTCATGCAAGAATGGCTATAGATAATCTAGCATTAGCTGGTTCTTTAGTTTTTGATGTAGATGAGTCTGCACTTGTTGGTGGTCAATCTATGGAGATATATCCGGGCAAGATATTTCGTAGACAAGCAGGAATGCCCGGTCAAGCAGTACACGGTTTGAAGTTTCCTAATACTTCACAAGAGAACATGATGATGTTTGATAAGTTTAGACAACTTGCAGACGAACAAACAGGGATACCTAGTTACTCACATGGACAAACAGGTGTTCAAAGTATGACAAGAACAGCCTCTGGTATGTCGATGTTACTAGGTGCAGCTAGTCTTAATATAAAGACTGTCGTAAAGAATTTAGATGATTTTCTACTTAAACCTTTAGGTGAATCATATTTCCAATGGAATATGCAATTTATGGAAGGTAAGTTAGGAATTGAGGGAGATTTAGAAATTAACGCTATGGGAACAAATAGCTTGATGCAGAAAGAAGTACGAAGCCAAAGACTGACTACATTCTTACAAACTGCTCAAAATCCTGCTGTTGCACCTTTTGTTAAAATGTCTAAATTAATAAGTGAACTAGCCTATAGTTTGGATCTTGATCCCGATGAAATACTCAATGATCCAGAGGAAGCAGCTATTATGGCACAAATTATAGGAATGCAAAATGTTGGACAAGGAACTGGCGAAGAAGCTACTACCACTGGTGAACAACCGAATGCTATGGGAGGCCTTACAGGAACACCTGAACAACCGCAAGAGCTTGGAGCTACAGGCACTGGTGGTGGCAACATCGGAACAGGAAATGTACCGTTGCCAGGGGAAGATCAATTCTCTGGTACAGTTGGAACAGCTTAAAGAGCAAGTAGACGAGGCACTTAATAGAGGAGAAGAGAATGCCTGAACTAGATGGAAAAGAATATGAATATACCGAAGAGGGTATAGAACAGTACGAAGAAGATAAAATAAAAGATCAAATGGGTGA